GAGTTTGATAAGGTTATCTCACTCTTTAACTTCAACAATAAAGCCTATGATATATTTCGCAGGTGGTACGTTGACGGTCGTTTATTTTATCATATTATCCTAGACGATAGTAACCCAAAATTGGGTATCAAAGAACTTAGACCTATTGACCCCCTGAAAATTCATAAGGTTCGTAAGGTCGAAAAAGAAACGGTAAAGAAGAATGGAGCATCCTTTCCTGTCGTAAAGAGTGTAGAAGAGTTTTATATTTTTAAAGAAACAGATAAAAACTCGTTGACCCCTACACCCCAAACAGGACTTAAGATTGCTCCCGATTCAATCATTTATTGTCATTCTGGTCTAATAGAATACGGTTCAAAACAAGTTGTTGGTTATTTGAGTAAGGCTATACGACCCCTCAATATGCTTCGACAAATTGAAGACGCTGTTGTAATTTATAGAATGTCCAGAGCGCCTGAAAGAAGAGTGTTCTATATTGATGTTGGTAACTTACCAAAAGAAAAAGCAGAACAGTACATGCGAAGTCAAATGACTCGATATCGAAATAAGATTACCTATGATCAAAACACTGGTGAAATGAGAGATGATCGTAGACACTCCTCTATTCTTGAAGATTACTGGTTGCCTCGTCGAGAGGGTGGTAGAGGAACGGAAATCTCTACACTTGATGGTGGTCAAAATCTCGGAGAAATGGAAGACGTAGACTACTTCATGAAGAAACTCTACAGAGCATTGAATGTTCCACCGTCAAGATTAGATGCGGAAAATGGTTTTAACATGGGTCGATCTGCTGAAATTACGAGAGACGAAGTGAAGTTCTTTAGATTCATTGATCGTCTTCGTATGAGGTTTGCAGATCTTTTGCTCCAGACACTCAAAACACAACTCATACTTCGTGGTGTGATGAAAAAAGAAGACTGGGACAAAATTTCACAAGACATAACGTTCAAGTTCAAAACAGAATCGTATTTCCATGAATTAAAAGAAACAGAGATGCTCAAAGAAAGACTTGAAATTTTACGAGACATGGAGGACTCATTAGGTAAATACTATTCCGTTGAGTGGGTTCGAAGAAATGTATTGAAACAAACTGATGAAGATATTAAAGAGATGGATCGTCAGATGAAGGCTGAGACGGATGAAGGCATCATCGGAGATGACCAAGAAGATGGAGAAGAAGATGAACGACAATCTTAGAAATATGTTACAAGCAAGTTTGATAAGTGATGAAGATGAGTTTCGTATGGCTTTTGATGCAGAAATGAACGATAGAATTGCAGAAGTCATAGCAAAAAAGCATGTCGATGTTACATCAAACGTTTTAAATCAGGCTAATGACGAGGAAGAATAATTTTTTTTTCTAAATATAAGAAAAGGGAGAAGTCATGTTATCAAAGGACATTTTAGATCAGGTTGTCGAAGGTAACGCTAGTGTTGCTAAAGAAATGACAATCAATTTACTTCAAGCAAAATTAAGTGAAGCACTCGCTGAGAAGTACAATGAAATCGCTCCAACTGTTTTTGGTGAGGCGAAAAAAGCACCCGTCACTGATAAAGATGACGATGGAGAAGGTATGGATCCCGTTGGTCAAGAAGATGATGACGTTGATAATGATGGTGATTCCGACAGCAGTGATAAATATTTGAAAAATCGTCGCAAGGTTGTTTCAAAAGCCGTAAAGCAGGATGAACAGGTAGGTGCTAGATCTGCTGGTATGCAACGTGGTGGTAAAAAGATGTACGGTGTTCGTGACACAGAATTCAAAGGCTCTTCGCCTGAGGGACAGTCTCGGTTGAAAACACGTTATTATCAAAACAAAGAACGCGAGACAAGAGAAGCGGAAAGAGTCCGCAAAGAAAAACAACGAGAGCGTGAACAAAAACAACGTGAAAGAGGAGTAAGACCCACATGAAACTCATCACAGAAATGACCGAAGACATTCAGATTGTGACCGAATCTCTTGGTGAGGGTAAAGGTCGTGAACACTTTATTGAAGGTGTTTTTATGCAGTCTAATCTTAAAAACAGAAATGGTCGTGTGTATCCAAAAGAAACCTTGATGAACGAGGTTGCTCGATACAATAAAGAATATGTGAGCAAGAATCGTGCGATGGGTGAACTTAATCACCCACAAGGACCAACTGTCAATCTCGACAGAGTTTCGCATATCATAAAAGAACTTCGTCCTGACGGGGATAACGTTTATGGTAAAGCGAAAATTATGGAAACCCCTATGGGTAAAATTGCTAAGAACTTAATCGATGAGGGTGCTAAACTTGGCGTTTCCTCTCGCGGTATGGGTTCACTCAAACAAAACAAAGATGGTGAAAATGAAGTCCAAAGTGACTTTATGCTTGCCGCTGTTGATATTGTTGCAGATCCTTCTGCTCCAAACGCTTTTGTTGAAGGTGTTATGGAGGGGAGAGAGTGGATTTGGGATAACGGTATTCTCAAAGAAAAGCATATCGCTGATTATGAAAAAGAAATCAAGTCTGCGTCGAAAGCAGACTTAGAAGAAAAAACACTCAAGGTATGGAGTGATTTTATCTCAAAACTGTGAGAAGTATAAATAAAGAGAGTTTAGCCACAACCTTAAAGGAGAGATACTAAGATGGAACATTTAGATCCAATTGAAACCGCAAGAAGAATTCTCGCAGGAGAATCCTTAGTCGAAAATAATATCGTCGAGGACGAAGTTGATGAAATCGTTGTCGAAGATTTTGATGATCTTGATATCGAAGAAGTTGAAGAGGCTTCTTATGGTAACAAGAAGAAGATGAAAAAAGAAGAGGATGATGAAGACGACGATGATGACGATGAGGATGTCGATGAAGCCATGATGTCTAACGGTAAGAAGAAGTTAAATGCTACTTACGGTAAGATGAATGCAGGTATGAAAAAGATGAAAGAAGCAGAAACCGTCGTTGACGATGAAGCACAATCTCAAGACACCGAAGGTAAAAAACCACAAGTGAATAAACCTGTTGGAAATAATTCGGGTAAAAACATGGCTACCATCAAAGCAAAACCATCTAAAGCAAAAGCAGGAAAAATTCCCCAAAATGCTGGTAATGTGGGTGAAGTCGGTTCTGTCAAGGAACACGTTGACGCATTATTCTCTGGTGAGGAATTATCCGAAGACTTTAAGACAAAGGCTATGACCATTTTCGAAACCGCTTTAAATGAGAGAGCAGCACAAGTCGAAGAGGCTTTGACTCTCCAGTATGAAGAAGCAATCGCAGAACATACAGAAGTGCTTTCAAAGGAACTCGCTGAAAAATTAGACTCTTATCTCTCTTATGTGGTTGAGCAATGGATGACCGAAAACGAACTCGCTGTTGAAACGGGTATTCGTGCTGATGTTGCAGAAAACTTCTTGAGTGGTCTGAAAGGTTTGTTTGAGTCTAACTATATCGAAGTTCCTGAAGAGAAATATGATCTCGTCGAAACATTAGCACAAACTGTTGTTGATCTCGAAGAGAAATTAGATACAGAACTTAATTACAACATCGAACTGAAGCAAACTGTAGAGGCTAAAACCAGAGATGAAATTTTCTCTGAAGTCGTCGAAGACTTGGTTGATACTGATGCAGAAAGAATGATGACACTCGCCGAAAACATTGAGTTTACGGATGAAAACGAATTCAAACAAAAACTTGAAATTCTCAAGGATAACTATCTTTCAGAAGATATTTCTACTGAAGATGAAGTTATTACGGAACATACGGACAATAACGATTTAATGAGTGCGTATACAACTGCACTCTCCAGAGTTGCTAAGTCTGCAAACGACAACAAGTCTTGAAAAACAGAATATTATAACTATAAAGAGTAGTATACAACTATTTAAAGGAGATAGAAATGGATTTTAACGGAGTTACACCTTTTGACCAACTTACTGAGAAGTGGTCGCCCGTCCTTGACCATTCCGACATGCCCCGCATCGAAGATGGTTACAAAAGGAAAGTTACCGCTGCCCTTCTTGAAAATCAAGAAGACGCATTAAGAGAGCAGCATCTTACAGAAGCACCAAATTCCTTGAACCACGCCGGCGTTGGTGGTCTTGCAGGTGTAGATGGATCGCAAAGACCACTCGGTGGTTATGATCCCATTCTGATCTCTCTCGTTCGTCGTGCTATGCCTAACTTGATGGCTTATGATGTCTGTGGTGTTCAGCCTATGAGCGCACCTACAGGACTCATTTTCGCCCTCAAGTCGCAATTCAGCGACACCGCCAGAAATGACGAAGCCCTCTTCAACGAAGCAGGTAACTTCGGTGGTACTGGTGGTGCTACTGCTGCTGGAAACTTTGACCCACTGTTAGGTTTCACTGGTAGTGATATTAATTCGAATATTATCGGTCGTCCGATGAGTAGAGATTCTGCTGAAGCACTCGGCGAAAATTCTTCCTTCAGTCAAATGGCATTCAGTATTGAGCGAACGTCTGTTACTGCTAAGACTCGCGCCCTCAAGGCTGAATACACAACCGAACTCGCTCAAGACTTGCGTGCTGTTCACGGTCTTGATGCTGAAACTGAACTCGCTAATATTCTCAGCACTGAAATTCTTGCTGAAATCAACCGCGAGATCATTCGCACCATCTATGGTGTTGCGAAACTCGGTGCCCAACAAAAAGACCTCATTCACACAGGCGCACACACAAGTTCCTTCACTCCGTTGAATTCTGGTGGTGTGTATGATATCGACAATGACTCTGATGGTCGTTGGTCTGCTGAGAAGTGGAGAGGACTCATGTTCCAAATCGAACGTGAAGCAAACGTGATTGCGAAGCAAACTCGTAGAGGTAAGGGTAACGTCATCATCACTGATGCTGATACCGCTTCTGCTCTCGCAATGGGTGGTTTCTTGAACATCTCTCCCGCGTTGAACGTGAACCTGAGCATTGATGATACAGGTAACACATTCGCAGGTGTTCTTAACGGTAAGTTTAAAGTGTATATCGATCCTTATGCGACCGCTAACTCTACTTCTTACTCAGCCAATGTTCCAACCAATTACATCTGTGTTGGTTATAAGGGTACTAACCCATATGATGCTGGTCTGTTCTACTGCCCATACGTCCCACTGCAAATGGTGAGAGCAGTTGGTGAGAACACCTTCCAGCCTAAGATTGGTTTCAAGACTCGTTACGGTCTGGTTTCCAACCCGTTTGTGACAACCACAGGTGCAATCAACGGTACTCCCGATGGTGAAACCCTGACGGTTCGTGCGAACCAATACTATCGTATCTTTAGAGTTCATAACCTTCACGGTAACTCAGCAGTCTAAGATACAACAGTAACTCCAAGTGAATAAAGAGGGGGGTCTTCGGACCCCCCTTTTTGTATACATAGTAAACAGGAGGTCTATATTATGAGACATTTGTTTATTGTATTGTTCACTTTACTTTTCGCCGCTCCGTCTGTGGCTGATTCAATTGAATACGGAATTATTAAACTTGTAGATCGTGGTAGGCTCACACCATTCGGAAGAACCTACGATATCTACCTTGACACAGACGGTAGAGTCCCTTCGTTTCTGCACGCTGGTCGCACATGGATTTGTGACCCTGACAACGACGATGGACCCTTTGAAACCCTTGGAAAAGAAAATAAGGACGCATGGATCGAAATTGAAAATTTAGAGGGTAAGGATCCCTTGTGGTTCAATTACGGTAGCACTACGAACCCATTGTCGGATGTCCGAACAAATGGAATGGATGCGTGGTACTATGACTATGATCTTGACTGGTGGTTATGTCAGTTAGACAATCCGCTTCAACGATCTTATTTTCAACCAAGAGTTCCCACCCGATGGGTTCAGCCTAATTGC